AAACAAAGATTTTTTAAAGAAATGGCAGGCTAAAGTTGGAACAGAAAACGCAGAACGAATCAAAAACCATTCTAGTAATAGGGGGACATGTATGCACAAATTCTTGGAGCACCATATCCTCGGAACTGGGTGTGTGGATCTTACAAGCATCGGACAAGAGGCGCGTCCCATGGCCGACAAAATTATTGAGGTGGGTCTTGCGCCAGTGGAAGAATGGTATGGCTCTGAAGTCATGCTACACTACCCAGGTCTATACGCGGGCTCAACAGATTTGGTATGCTTGCATAATGGCAAAGAGACTATTGTTGACTTCAAACAAGCTAATCGTCCGAAAAAAGAAGAATGGATCGAAGACTATTATTTACAGATTGCCATGTACGCAATGGCCCACGACTACGTCTACGGCAGCAAGATTGAGCAAGGAGTTATCATGGTCTGCACGCCTGACCTATATTATCAAGAATTCAAAACAGATGGCGCAAATCTCAGATCCTGGAAACACAAGGCATTAAAACGAATCGATATGTATAACGAGCTTATGCACGATGAGAAGGAAAGAACTAAACCAATGAAAGCGGAGGACTTTACAAAATGAAATGGGAAAGAGGAAGACAATTAGATTCTTTTAAAATGACTATTAGTGCCAAAGATTGTGCGGATATACTTAATGGTAATAATAAAAGATTACTTAAAAATGCACTACAAATGTTCGAAGATTATGAAAAAAATAATATTGATTTTAAACGATTATATAAGAGAAATTTTAATACTAGTGAATAAGGAGAAAAAATGAACGATATGTTGTTTAGAACGCTTCTAAAGAGATATGAAGCAACGATTGAGGATTGTATGTACAAGATACAGTCTTTAAGTGAGAATAATATAATAATCCCGGAACACGTGGATATTACAGGTGAAGCTGACAAATTGTTACAAACTATGGCAGAAGCTGAGGATAAAGTGGCAGTAATGAGGAAATATTATGTCCGAAATAAGGCAGATAAACAGGTAATATGACAATGTATATGTATGGGAAAAAAAATAAAAAAAAAAATAAAAACTACTCTAGAAATAATGTCATTCTGTCACTTTCGTCTAGAAGTGTTGGTATATATGACTTTAGGGTAGACACTCAGGTAGACACTTTATGATTAAAGTGACAGATTATTCTGTCTACCTAGGTCAATTCTAGGATTGCCTATGCGCGAGGCTTTTCATTTTCATTGTTTTTTTAAAACTTTTGCCATACATATACATTTATGAAATCCAAAAACAAATCCAGAAGAATCAACAGCTACACTAAACCAAAGACTGTTAAGCAAGATGTGCCATTTCCATTCAAGCGTGTGCGTATCGATTGGATTGATATCATCACTGAAGGCGGCTGGGGTACAGACAAAGAGTTTAAAGATATGAAACTAGCTACACCTGTAAGTGAAGGTTGGTTGTTTAGTAAAGATGATGAGACTGTAAGAATATTTGCAGGCTATGATGTAGAGTCAGATGGCTCTATTCACTTTTCGGAACGATCTGTTTTTCCGACTTCTTGTGTGAAGAAGATAACTCGGATTCATTAGGTGTCACATTCAAAAGTGGCGCGTAGTCGTCTAAGATTTGTTTCATCTTTGCTTCTAATTCTTGTTCTGACATATCTTCTAACTTACCCGTCTTTATTATTTTCCGGTCTATGTATAGTCCTGCTGCTTTACCTCTGCTCACCTCAGCATTTACAGCAGAAGAGAAAGACCCTTTCTTCAAAGCGGCCTGTTTAATTCTGTCTAGTTCAGCTATATGTTTTGCATAACTAACTTCATGTTTTTGTAATCGTTCGTCATGTAGTTTACCAATGTACTGTACCACCAGCGGTGATAGTCTTGGATTAGTAAGTTCACTACCTTCAACACGTGATCTTTTTGGTGAGTATCCTGCAAGCTCAGCTGCCTCTGATTTAGATAGTGGTCCGTCAGGCCCACCAAATACCAATAGCTCGGCAAATCTCTTTTGCATTTCTGTTAATCTTTTTGGAACTCCCATGTTGACTTTTTAAGGTAATAGTCCTATATTGTCAAGGTATGAAAGATAAACGTACTTATACTAAATTGAAAGAACATGGAGAAGACATGAGTCATGAGAATGAATCTACTATAACAAATGAGGATAGAGGAGCATTAGATCTTACATTTTTAATAGAACAACACAAGCAGGAAATTTGGGAGTTTAAGCAGAAAGAAACTGAATGGATTAAAACAGAAAATCTATTTAATGGTTCAAAGAAAATAATTGATGAGTTGAGTGCTAAATTGGTTGAACAAGTCAGAGTTATATCTGAACTTAGGTATGATAATCAAACTTATAAAAAAGAAATAGAGAAACTTCTTGCGGAGAAAAAGAAATGAGAGTAAGAGATCTTCAAGAATTTTTATCTTCTTTTACTGCAAGTAATAAGGCTGGAACAAGACAGGGAAATGCTGTTAGTGACGCTGTACTTTACGTTGAAGTAAATGGACAACTACACGAAATTAAAAAAATGGAAGTACACGAGAACAGTCAAACTATATTAGGAGCAGTTGGTAATCACCAATCTCACCGTCTTGTAATGAAAACAGCAGAGAGATCTAATATAATTTTACCGGATAAATTGCGTACGCCGGGCGCGTAATGCGTGGCGCCATTACCTCAATAAAGACATGGGTCCAGAGGCTAAATTTTACCAACAAATTAAAAGAAATCTTAAAGAGTTTTCCTTTGTTCGGATTGAAAACAGTAGCTTACTCGGTACTCCTGATCTATTGGTCTATAATACTTCTGGGCACTTTTGTACTGTAGAATTAAAAGTAACCAAAAGTAAAAAAATACGTTTTTCACCACACCAAATTGCCTTCCACACACGTCATCCTGACAATACATTTATCATGATAAAGGCCCTTGGTCCTTGCTCCTCTAATACTTCTCCAATATCCATGTTCCGTGGATCTAGAATCAGGGAGCTTGCCGCTTGTGGCTTGACGCTTGAAGCTTGCAGCTTGGGGCTTGACGCTTGCCGCTTGATGCTTGCTCAGGTTGGTTCGAAAGCTTGACGCTTGAAGCTTGTTGCTTGAGGCCCGGATCAGCATCTTTTAGAGCTTTCATATGACGTTTGTTATATTCTGCTTCACTAATGCCTTCAAAGCTGGCATTGTTATCTTGTGGCTTGAGGCCCGGATCAGGTGCACGCTCTGGACGCCGTACGCGCTTCCCGTTTGCTAATGACCCAGTCCGTATATTCCCGCAGGAATTTTTTCTAGTGTTCACCATAACAAATATTTTGAATTGACTTGTCCCAGCAGGCCCTGCAATCTTTGCATTTGTTGCCTTGAGTAGGAGCTGGACATGTCCGTTGTCCAGGCTTCGTTGTAACCGTACTTGTCCACTGCCAGCTGTTACCTGCTGCCTGGTCCACCATCGGAATGGAGAACCGAACAACAAGATTGTCAGGAGCTTCAACAATATAGTCCTTGGTCCATGCTTCACGCGTTGGCATCCAGTGCTGGACGTCCGGCGTAAGTTTACAGACCGCATAAATTCGTCTTAGATGGTCCAGGTTTTGAACGTCGCCGGAGTCGTGCCAGCGGAAGTACTTCACCTTTTTAGAATTAATTTGAGCTGCCATAGCTTCAACCCATTTAGGATTAGTCAAAGATCTAAATCTTTTATATTGCGCATCAATAACATTTTTAAATCTATACCGGCCACGCTCGAAGGCGTAACAATTAGCACAGACTGAACCAGCTACAGCCCGTAACTTGGTCCCAGTTTTGCATTCATGAGCTGGCGTTGAATATGCAAATCCAGGCATTTTGCCAGGCTTGCTTAGTGTGTGAGTTATAGCTTCTGCTTCTTTAATTTTCATTGTTTACTTTCTCCTTTAATTTATAGGATACAATAACATTGTAATTTAATCTTGTCAACTCTAAAGCTTGGCGCTTGCAGCTTGCCGCTTGTTGCTTGTAGCTTGGGCCTTGATCCATGAGCCATCGCCAGTGCTGCAGGTAGACTTGGGCCATTGCTGGCCCGGGACGCCTACTCATCTTCTTTGTCCCATCTTTTTTCAAATCTTTCTCTAGTCTCTTGCTGGTCCTTCTTTACCATTCGGATAATCTCTTCCATAGCATCCGCGATTCTTTTTAATTGACCTTCTGTTGCGAAGTTATCATCATAAAGTTTTTGTTCATTGTCCATAATTATACCTTTCTAAATACATCCTACATGATCCCTGAACCATTGTCAAGCATTGCTTGAAGCTTGGCGCTTGTAGCTTTGAATCATTCTAAAGTGGACCAGTCTCTTCACACCCCGCTCGCATGTGGCTTTGGGCACTAATAGACTGATCCCAGGTTGCTATTCTAGGGCTCCCTATTTTGACCGACCCGATAGTATCATATGTTTACCGGGCTATGGTATAGCAACCAGGGATCAGTAGCAAGTTGTCAGTGTATCCTTGCTAATGATCAATGCTAATTTGAGTTTTTTAATTCCGTATATTAGCAAAAGGGAACTTCTCCTATATAATACTTGACA